GAAGGGATACTACCAATATCTGGATGACGTGGAGTCGGGGCGGGTTATCGCGTGCGATGCGCTGCGCATGGCTGTAGCGCGGTTCCGCGCTGATCTTGCCGCGTCAAAAAAAAGAAATTCAAAATGGATATTCGACGAGGCACGAGCCGACAAGCTCATTGAATTCATTGAGCACCTGGTCCAGTTTGAAGAGCCGTTCGCTGGCGTGCCGCTGCACATGGAACCGTGGCAGTGCTTTTTCCTTGGCCAGCTCTACGGCTGGCGCAACCGCAAGACGAAGCTGCGCCGATTCAAAAAGGCAATTCTTTTCATGGGCCGCAAACAGGGCAAAACAATTCTTGCGTCGAGCCTCGCCCTGTATGAAATATTTTCAAAACCTGGTATCGAAGCATACGGGCTGGCGACCAAGCAGACCATCGCCGACAAATCATTCCGCTACCTTGAACGATTCATCGGCATCAACCAGGATTTGAAAACAAAAACGCGCATCGTCCGGTCGCCTCACAAACTCATCGAGGTGCCCAAATCCGGAAGCCAGTTCATGCCACTGTCCTCTGACACAAAGCTGGACGGACCGAACCCGGCGTACTGCATCATCGACGAGCTGAGCACGCATGACAGCCCGGAGGCGTACAACACGCTGGTCTCCGGCATGGGCACGCGCTCCGAGCCGCTGACCATCATCATCTCGACGGCATCATCAAAACAGGTTAATCCGCTGATTGAGGAATACGCCTACGCAAAGAAGGTGCTGGACGGCACCATCTCCGACGACAGTGTCCTGGTATCGATTTACGAGTACGACGCGCGCGACCGGTGGGACGACCTATCGAAGCTGCAGAAATCATCACCGAATATCGGCGTGTCCACCAACCTCGCGCACTACGCCGACGAACTGAAGCTGGCAAAAGCCATCCCGTCAAAGGCGCTGGAATACAAGACCAAGTACTGCAATCTCTGGCAGTCATCGTCGAATGTGTGGATCCCCGACACGCTCTGGAGTCGGTGCCATTCGTCGCCGACAAAGACCGCGACCCCGGAAGAAATCGCCACGGCGCCGTGCATCATCGCGCTGGACTTCTCGACGATATGGGACTGGACGGCGGCAACCAGGTACTACCACATTGCACGCCTGGGCAAGTATGTGGCGCGGCACCGTTTCTATATTCCAGAGTCGCAAGTGGAAACAAAAATGCACCTGGAGAATCCGAGCATACGCGCATGGATCGAGCAGGGGCTGCTCGTCGCCACGCCCGGCGACGCCATCGATTACAGCTATGTGTTCCGCGACCTCGACACCGACCTGCTGGCTAACAACGTGCTGGCCGTGGTGTACGATCCGGCCAAGGCGCGCGAGTTTGAAATGCAGTACGAAAGCCGCGCGACCATTATCCCGTTTCCTCAAAAGACCGCGCACATGTCGCCTGCCGCAAAGGCGTGGGAAAAGGCCATCGTTGACGGCGAGATAATCGACGACAGCCCGATACTCCGCTGGATGGTATCAAACGCCATGAATAAAATACACCCGGACAGCGGGTCGTACTTCATTACCAAGACCGACAGCGCCAAGAACCGCAAGCGCATCGATGGCGTCGTCACCAGCCTGATGGCCTTCTCGATGCTCCGCGAACAGCTGCAAGAACTGGCCAGCCGCCCCAAAATATTCGACTTGTCAAAGATAAAATACTAGCCTTTAACACTACTTGCGGTATACTAAACATGCGTGTATACTATTCGTTGTACCGTATTGGGTTGAGAACCCTCATGCCGGGAGGCAGCATGGGCCTATTTTCGCGGATGTTCAGTCGCCGGGCCTCTGCTCCGACGGGCTTGCCCTCACCGGTGAACCCGGCAACGCTGTATTCCAGCTCCCCGCACTTTCATCAATCAGACATCCAGCTTAACACCACGGTACAGGCGTGCACCAACGCCATCGCCAATGCCATATCCATCATGCCGATCAACCTCTACGAGCGAAAAGCCGACGGCTCGCGCAGCAAGGCTGCAACCCACCCGTTGCACAAACTCTTGCGCCGCGCCCCGAACGGGTTCCAGTCGCCGACACTGTTCATCGCCACGCTCGTACGGCACATTCTGCAGGGCGGTAACGCATACGTTTTCAGGGCTTACGACACCAAGGGCAACATCAGCGCGCTGCGCCTGCTGAACCCAGCAGCGGTCACGCGCTCCGCCGCGGGCTGGCCCCGCATCACCTACACCTACAACGGCATCACGTACACTGACCAAGAAATCCTGCACATTTCCAGCCTGGTCACCGATGACACCGGTAAGGGGTTTGCCCCTGCCGACCTGGTGCGCATCGCCGTCCTGCTCGGCATTCAGCTCGACCAGTATTCGCTCTCGAGTTTTGGCAACGGCATCAATACGAAGCTGCTCGTCGACGTGGCCGAAATGACCAAGAGTTGCGCCAACGAAGAAGAAGCATCGAAGATAGCGCAGGTGGTCTCCAATTATCTGGCAGAGCACTATGCCGGAGCAGACAATGCAGGCAAGCCGCTTGTCACCTGGTCCGGTATGAAGCTCACCGAACTGCAACACCAGCACTCGAACCGCGACGCCGAGCTGTTGGAATCGCGCAAATTCCAAGAGATAGAAATCTGCAAGGGTTTCGGTGTGCCGCTCTTCCTGGTCAACAACACATACGACGTGAAGTACGGCGGGCTCGAGCAGGCCATGACCGTGTACCTGAATTTTACTCTGTCGCCGTACATGCACCACATCGAGCAGCGCCTGGCCACGCTCCTCGATGTGTGGGATCAAGAAAAGCTCTACTTTGAATTTGATTTCAATGTGCTGCTGCGGCCGGACGCCAAGAGCCGGGCGGAGTTCTACGCCAAGCTATTCGCCATGGGCGCCATCTCGCCGGGCGGCATCTGCAAGCGCGAGAACATGGAGCCGCCAGCCGAGGGTGCCGACGCCCGCTTCGTACCAGCCAATATGATGCCGCTCGACGACGACGTGCTGAACGCCTACATGGCAAGCGCCAAGCTCAAAGCCGCCGCCCTGGTCGACGGCAAACTATCGCCGGACCCGTCCAGCGCGACGGGCTCGCAGGCGCAATAGGGAGGATAATGATGCCGAAGCCCGAAAAGACCAAGCGTGTCCTGGACGCATACGCCAAGGTAGAGACGCGGAAGGCCGAGAATGGCGCCATGTTCATCGACGGCATCCTGCCGTACAACTCGCGCAGCGAAGAGATGTGGGGCTTCGTCGAGGTCATCGCCCCTGGCGCCTTCAAGCGCACCCTCAACAACGGCACGGACGTGTTCGCGTTCTGGAGCCATGACGACAGCAAGATACTAGGCTCGCGCAAGGCCAGCACCCTCACGTTCAGCGACGAAGCTGACGGCCTCCACTTTTCCGTAGAACTCCGCGACACGGCCGTTGCTGAAGATTATTTCCAGACCGTTGCGCGTGGTGACTGCAACGGTGTGAGCTTTGCATTCTTTGCAGAGCTTGAAGAGTGGGACAGCCGCGCTGAGCCCATGGTCCGCACGCTCAAGGAAGTGCGCCTCCTCGAGGTCTCGCCTGGTGTCGCGTTCCCCGCGTACCCGGGCGCCCAGTCCGACGCGGCTCGCCGTTCGCTGTATGACGAAGGCGCCACTGAATTCAGATCATTGCACAAGACCGAGCCGGCCCCCGTAGCCGATACGCCCCCCGCACCCGTGAGCACCCCCGGCCCGCTGGATATAGCACCCGAGGCCCGCGCCGCGTTTGAGCTGGACCTCATCGAGCTGGAGTACGGTATCAAGTTTTAGTCACGCTTTTTATCGTCGGGATGACGAGAAAGGATTACCATGAATAAGCTCGAAGAACTTCGCGCGCAGCTGGAAGCCGCAGGCAAAGAGGCCCGAGCGGCCATAGACAAGAACGACAAGGACGGCACCACCAAGGCCATGGCCAAGGTCGAGGAAATCCGGGGCAAGCTCGCCGCCCTCGAGCAGCTGCGCTCCGCCGAGGATGCGATGGCCGCCATGCCCAAGCCCGTCGAGCAGCCCGCCGAGTCCGGCTGGGGCAGCGTTCGCAAGCAGCTCCTGACCGCGGTTGAAAGCGGCAAGCGCTCGGCAATCGACATCTCCGGCATCGAGCGCCGCGCCGTCACCTCCAATGGCGCGGGCGTTGGCACCGCGCCTGGCATCATCCGCACCATCGTGGATGGCGGCAAGCTCCGCTCCAAGGTGTCCGTGTTCATGGGCAAGAACGCGCAGACCGTCGTGCCCGTGTGGGCCCCGTCCGTAGCGCTCCCCGTGGGCTCCGTACCCGGCGCTACCGGCACCGCAAGCGACTCCACCGGCGTACTCACCGGCGACCCGCTCACCCTCAAGCCCTGGTACTCCACGATCGCCATCAGCATGGGCGCGCTCATGTCCACTGGCATCGAGGGCGAGCTTCCGGCGATCTTCTCCGAGGCCTTCGCCGGCGCGATCGACAAGGCGCTGCTCGTCGGCGCTGGATCCGGCTCCGACATGCTCGGTACCATGATCGCCAGCGCCTCCGGCGTGACCACGAGCCAGGACATCGCCTGCAGCTCGGGCGCCGCCGCCGCTCCGAACTGGGCCGACTACCTGGACCTCGCCCTGCAGCTCCTGGCACTGGGCGGAGATGTGAACAGCCTGGCCATCGTCGTGCACCCCACCATCTTCAAGGCCGCGCTCGGTGCCGCCGCGTCGGGCTACGACCCCATGAAGAACGAGTTCCTGCTCAAGGGCACGATCCTGGGCATCCCCGTCATCCTGTCCAGCTACGCGCTGACCACGCTGACCGCGGGCTCGTACGTCGCCATCGGCGGGTACTTCAAGCACTACGCGCTGGCCGTTGCCCAGGAGATCCACATCGACCAGATCAAGACGGTAGGGTCGGACAACGTGACCTTCCAGGCGTTCATGTACATGCAGGGCAAGCCGCTCATCGGCTCGTCCTTCCGCAGGCTCAAGACCGCCGCGTCCTGATTTCTCTGACCCCGGGGCGTCCAGCCTCCTTCGCTCCGGGGTCTTTTTTTTTGAGAGGAGACAAAAGGAGCAACAGCAATGGCAAAAGCAAAAGAGAGCACGGGCGAAGGGCAGCCCGTCACGGTGCGCTTCATCCGGATGTGGTCGAGCGATCGCGGTGTGTTCCCGGCTGGAACGGAAGCAGAATTGCCGGCAGCCATAGCGGCGTCGCTCGTGGCTGAGCGGGTAGCGGTGGAGGCCTGACGTGTCGTACGTGCAGCTGGCAACCTGGAAAAAATACGCCACCAAGCGCGAGGAAGACACCGCGGGCGAAGCGTTGTACCAGCTGTACGTCGACGCCGCCGAGACCATCGTCGAGGACTTCCTGTCTTACGATCCGGCCACGGCCAGCTATACGCACACGCTTGCTGGAACAAACAGAACGACCCTGCAGCTGAAGGCCAAACCCGTCACAGCGCTGACCAGCGTCACCATTGACGGTGTCGCGCGCAACGTTGCTGATTTCACCATCGAGGACGAAGTGCTGACCGACACGACTGGCGCGATCTTCGCGCGCGGCTCCTCCATCGTGGTGGCGTATACCGCCGGCTGGAGTACGGTCCCGGCGCTCATCCAGATGGCTGCCATGGAGATCGCCTCGCTGTTGTCCCTCCAGGCTGGCGAAAACATCGGCGTCAGCTCCACCAGTTTCGACGGCGGCAATTCCCGCACGTTCATCAACTACACGAATTTCAGTAAATACCTCGCGGCGATCAGCACCTACAAGGTGGTGCGCCTATGATCGACGTGAGTATCCGCACGGAAATCGACGACGCCGTGAACGGCCTGGTCGACATGGGCGTCGATGCAAAGAAAGCCATGCGCGGCATCCTCACCCAGTTGGCGCAATCGGGTCGCAAGCTCGTGCGCGCCAACATGTACGGCTCCGGCATCGGGCATGTCAACGGCTGGTTGCAAAAACACGTCTACGGCATCCGCCGCTCGGAAAGCCATGCCGTCGTCGCGGCTCCGCGCTACATCTCGGAAATACTCGAGCGCGGCGGCACGATCAAAACCAAGAAAGCAAAGTACCTGACCTTCAAGGTCAATGGCGAATGGAAGAAGGTCAAGAGCGTCACCATACCGGCACAGAAATGGTTCACGCGGAGCATCGGCAATTTTGAAGAGTCCGGCGTGTTCAAGGCCGCGGTCGACAAGGGCGTCGAGAAGGTCGTCAAGAAGTTCAACAAGGAACGCGGGGTGGCGCTGTGACCATCGACGACCTGTCAACCTTCATCCTGGCGAACGTCAACACCTACATCTCCGCGCGCTCGACCGTTCTGGTTCCGCTCGTGGCCGTCACCGCTGACCAGATTTATACACGCAACTATGAACTGCCGGCCAAGAACTGCACCATCTTCCTGGACCCGCAGGACGAGACGGTCGAGCCGCTGACCATGGCGACCTTTGCCTACCGCTTCCCGGTGGAAATCATCGTGTTCGTCCAGGGCGACACCGAGGCGCAGCTCCGCGCAAAGGCGCGCGTGTACGCCGGTGCCGTCATCGACTGCATCAGCACTCACCCCGATTTCATGCTGATCGAAGCGCGCACCGCCTTCGACGGCGTGGAAGGCAAAGAAGACATCAAGGCCGCAAAAATCACCGCGGTATTCGAATACGAGGAGGCACTCTGATGACCGAGAAAACCGTACGCGTCTACATGCTCGGCAACGTCGCCGAACTGGAAACCGGCAAATACTACGACTTGCCAATGCTCAGGGCCAACGCGCTCTGCGGTATCGGACAGGCCATCATGGCAGAGACCGCGGCCACGCCCGCACAGGAGGAGAAATGAGCTTCAATGTTGGCGCGGGCGCCCGCGTCGCCATCGGCAAGGAAAGCGCCTGGGGCACCCCGGTCGCCGATACCATGCTGATCAATTTCACCAGCGAGAGCATGGTGCCGGAAGTCACCAAGACCGAGGAGGAAAACCTCCTCGCGGCCACCTCGGCCAGCGCGTACGACCTCATGGGCACGAAGGCGTCGGGCGACATCAGCGCCATCCTCAAGCCAGAGAACGCGGGCTTCTTCATGAAGGCCGCGCTCGGCGGCGTCGACACCGTCACCGTCGTCACCGGCCAGCAGGTGCATACCATGGCCATGCAGACCGCCGCGCTGCAGCTGCCCTCGTACACGATCATCGTCGACCGCAAGCAGGCCATCAAGAAATACTCAGGCTGCAAGGTCAACTCGCTCAAGCTCTCCGCGAAAGCTGGCGATTACGTCCGCGCCACGCTGTCATTCAAGGGCAAAGACGAGAGCACCGGCACCATCGCCAGCACCGCAGTGCCGAGCCTCAAGGCCTACAAGTTCATCGGTGCGACCGTCGTCGCCGGCGGCGTAACGCTGGAGGCAACCGGCATCGATGTCAGCTACGAGAACAACCTGGAAGAAGGCCCGCAGACCACGGCGAGCGGACTGTACGCCACCGAGCCGACGCACGCCAAGCGCAAGATCAGCGTCACCATCGAGCTGCCCTACGTTGCCGCAGCGGAGACCATCGCTGCCAACAACTTCTTGGCCGAAGCGGTCCTGTCGAGTGTGATCATCCACCTGGAGAGCCCGTCGCTAATCGCCACCACCTACAAGTACCGCATGGACATCACGCTCAACAACGTTGCCGTACTGGACGCCAAGACGAACGTCGGCGGCGCTGGCCTGTTGACCATGTCAATCCAGGGCGAGGCCACGGCCGTCGGCTCAACTGCTCCCTGCGCGGTCGTGGTTTACGACAACACGGCGACGGCGTACTGATATGGTCATCGTCAACGACTCGTACCTAATCGCCGCAAAAATCAACGTGGGCGAATTCTTCGACCTGCCGCCCGCCGACGTGTTCATTGAACTGCGCGAGCCGGACACCCGCGCCATGTTCAAGCTGGAGGCCGCATTCCGTTCCGGCGACAACGAGAAGATCATCGACACGTTCCTCTCCGCGCTGCCCGGACTCATCGTTTCCCACTCGCTGATGAAAAGCGAGAAGGAAGCCATGACCCCAGCGGAAGTCACCGAGACCGTGGAGCGCAAGCTGTCGCTCTTCATGCACATTCTGACCGAGTACAAGGAGAAGGTACTTTTTACCCTGGGGAAGAAGAGCGGCGAGAAATAAGCCACATAGCCGCGGGGCTGTTCCGCGGCGAACTGGCCGACCCTGAAATCTGGCAGGACTGCCGGGGCGAATACTGGGCGCCATGGGTCGCGCTCTTCCTCCCGCTCATCAACAACAAGCACGGGTTTTTCCAGCACTACCCGTTCAGTGGCGCGCTGATGGATCAGCCTGCCACGACCATGCGGATCATGCAGGCGATACAGGCAGAGTACTACGGGTATCTGAAAGAAGCGAACGCGATCAAGGGGACGTGATGGCAAGAGAAGCGAAAGTACTGATCACCTCCTCCAACAACATCGGCGCCGGCATCAAGAGCGCCGTCAAGGATCTGACCAGCCTCGAATCAAACGCCGTCAGAATCGGCAAGTCGATACAGAGCGCGTTCTCTGTGCTCGCCATCGTCGCCGCCGCCAAGCAGGTCGTCTCCTTTGGTGCCGATTGCGTAACGGCGTTTGGCGAGGCCGAGCGCGCGATGGCGCAGCTCAAGACGGCCCTCGGCGGCAACGATCAAGCCTTCTCGCGCATGAATGATTTCATCGCGCAGATGGGCACCAAGACGCTCGCCAGCAAGGACGAAGTGGAGGCGCTTGTCGCCGAACTCGCCAGCCTCGGCAAGAGCGAAGCCGACATCAAGAAACTGACCGAAGCCAGCGTCGCCCTCTCCAACGTCACCGGGCAAAGCCTGGATTCCGCATTCAAGGCACTGAACGGCACCTATGTCGGCACGACCAAGGAACTGAAGAAACTCCTGCCGGAGATCGGTACCCTCACCGCTGAACAGCTCGCGGCCGGTGGCGCCGTCGACCTGCTTACCGAAAAGTTCGGCACCATCTCCGACAGCATGGCGGGCGGGATCCTCCAGAGCACGAAGAACCTGTCAGACGCATGGGGCGACATGCGGGAAGAAATGGGCCGCGGCTGGGCCGAAGCATTCAAGCCCATGACCGACGCGCTTACCGCCGCCTTGAACAAAGCCAGCTCTATGATGGCCACGGCGAACATCTCCAAGAAGATCGACTCAATGGTCGGCGGAATCCTTGGCGGCGGCGACGTTGCCGGGCTCCGGTCACTACGCGCCGAGGTAGGGCAAGAGGCATTCGCCACCGCCGTTGACAGTTATCTCAAGGGTACGCTCGGCGGGCTGAACGCAAACAAAGCCATGGTCGCTGAAATAAATAAGCTGGCGGCCATGCCCGACACGGTGAAACTGGAAGACCCGCGCGGATACTCGGAAAAACCCGGCACCTTCGATGTCGGAGACAAGCCGGGAGCTCCGGCAGATGCCCCGCCAGCCGGGGCCATTGCGACTGCCATAGACGAAACATTCCAGGGCTGGAACTGGGAGAGCACTTTTGCGCCGATGGTAGACGCGGAGTCACTGGCTTTTTATGACGCAGCCATCAGCGTCAATGAATACGCCGGGGGGCTTGAAAATGCCTCCAAAACAATGGAAGGGTTATCGAAAACTTCAGAATCAACCAAGAGCGCTTTTGAAATCGGATGGGGGAATGCGCTCGCGAGCGTGGCAGCGCAATTTCAGACATGGTCGGATTTCGTTGGCAGTATGGTATCACTCATTGCAGACGGACTCGGCACTGCGCTCAACCAGGTAGGTGTTGATTTATTCAACCAGTCACTATCGTGGGAAGGGCTTGGAATATCGGCACTCAAGGTGCTGGCGCAAGTCCTCAACGGTATCGGGGCGCAACTGCTCGGTCTGGCAGCCGTGAAGTTGCTCATGTTCGACTGGGTCGGCGCCGGGATTGCCACCGCCGCTGCTGCCGCAGCGTTCATAGCTGCCGGAGTAAGCTCTGCGCTGGCAGACTCGATGCAGACCAACCTTGCAACACCAACAACGCTGGCGGAAACGACGCCGGCAACAAGCGGCGGCGGGTATTCTGGAGGCTCCTCCTCCGGCGCCAGCTATTCCGGCAGTCAGGCCATAACCTTCAACTTCTACAACCAGGGAAACGTCGTAGGCCAGGGTGGTCTTGAAGAACTCGCCGCGATCATTCAGGGAATCCTTCAGCGCAACGCGAGGTATGCATGAGTACGTGGGTGTTCTCTCTGGACCACGGCGGTGACATATCGCCCCTGGTGGAGACCAGCTCCATCAAAAGAACCATGCGCCTGCACTCAGACCTGAAGCCGAACGTCAATAAGCTGCAGTTCAGCTTGCGGTTCGATGCCGACTTGTTTGGTGCGCTGCTGTCGTACGACACCATCAGCATCACGGTGACAAAAGATGCCGCACCGTTTTTCAGCGGCTGTCTTTCTCCGAACTACAAGACCAGCATCCGCGATGGGCACAAGTCAATCTCGATCACCGCCGAAGATGCCACGCTGCAGACGCTCGGGAAAACAATCGGCGAGCCGTGGGCAAAGGCCGGATACGCCGTCAGCACGCCGGCCGCCACGGCCACGAGTCTTGTCCACGCGATCGCAGCGGAGGCGGGCGTCACGCTTGCCGAAGGCGTGCCCACGATCGACACCGTGGTGCCGTACTTGGTGATCATGCCTGACGACAAGAAGACCTGGGCCAAGCTACTCGAGCAGATACTGTTCGAGTATGGCTATGTCTACGCGTTCAACGCCGACGGAACCCTGGGCATCCATCAGCTCGTCAACCCTGGAGCGGTAGCGTCGACGGCAACGCTGACGACAGAGCCAGGGATAGCAAACATCCGGGGCGAACTTGAAATAGAAAAATCACCAGAAAAATACGACGACATCCGCGTGCTGTACAATCTGGTTGAACTCAAGACCGGCATCGTCGTGTTCAAGGATGCCGACGAGATCACCATGGAAGCCGCCGGGAACGTGGAAGGAAAAGATTATTACCCGCTGACATCGAAGAGCGGCGAGGTGTACTCAAACTGGAAATCGCCAGACGGTCACGATATATGGGTGGTCTCGTCCGGCGCACTGTCAGCAACGCCGGAAGCCGGTATCACGCTCATGCGGCCATTCGCCAATTTTTACAAAAAGGCCACGTTCGCATACCAAAACACCGTTGCGGGAAAAAGAAAAATAACCGGGCTCAAGATAACCGGCAATGCCTATGTCATCTCGTCGAAAAACACCGCGCGCTCGTCGGAGACATCCGGCAAGCAGCTGCTGGAGTATCAGGCGTCGTACCTGTTCAGCGACTCCATGGCGCAGCAGCTCGCGCGCAACCTCGGCCAGTACTACGCATACTCAGATATTATATACGGCGTGCGATCAACCGCGGCGCTTGCCGTCGGGCAATACGTCACGGTCGCCGACCCCGTCTATTCAGGCGTGACCAGTGCGTGCCGCGTGGTCGGTATTGTTGAGGGTGCTGGCCCGACTGTCGTCTACGAATACGACCTCGAGGCCGTTGCCGATTTTACTGCGATAGCCATTGTCACCGAAGGCGAACACGGGAGCACCGCCGCCGCGGCCACTGTCCTGGAACAGCGCTACCAACGGGCAGCCAGCCAGCCTGCTGCCCCTACCGCCGACGACCCGGAAGACTGGTATCTCGCAATACCGAATGTAGACCTGCCGTGCTGGATGACCCAGGCGTACAAGTATCCGTCTGGGCTGCTCGTCAACGCCTGGAGCATCCCGCAGCGCATCGTCACCGTGGAGGACA